GGTGACATTCACACACACAATCAGACCAAGGCTGGATTGCCAACACGCAACAACGCCAAGACATTCATCTACGGCTTCCTGTATGGGGCTGGAGATGCTAAGATAGGCAAGATCGTAGGCGGCACATCCAAGCAGGGTGCTGCCCTCAAGGAACGCTTCCTTCGGGAGCTACCCGCCTTGGCTAATGTCAAGAAAGCGGTAGAGTTTCAAGTTGCCAAGAACAATTCACTAAAGTTGGTAGATGGTCGAACCGTTCCAGTACGCAGCGCACACGCTGCACTCAATACTTTGCTACAGGGTAGTGGTGCCGTTGTCTCTAAGTACTGGATGATCTTGGCAAACTTTAACCTAAAGAAAAAGTTCGGCAATGCAGTCAAGCAAGTTGCCTATATTCATGACGAACTTCAGTTCTCCTGTCCTGCGGATATCGCACAGGAGGCTGGCAAGATAATTACTGACTCCGCTATTGAGGCTGGTAATCGACTTAAGATTTGCATGCCCATCAATGCCGAGTTCAAGATAGGCCGTAACTGGTCGGAGACACACTGATGAAACTAGATAATGTAGATTGTTACTTGGTCTATTATGACTTCAGCAAAATTCAAGGCTACAGTGGATGGCTGGTAAAACTGTTGGGCCTCAGTAACATTACCCATGTTGGTCCGATGTTCTATCATCCCAGCATAGGATACAAGTGCATCACGATATGCGAAGGTCGTAGAACGCAGGATAGAATTGATCCACACATTAAGATCCACAACCGAGATGAGTTAGAAAAACTTGGAGCAACTGTAGTTTCAATGACTTATCTTAAAGAAGCGTCTGTTGACTTTGGTGTTGTCTACGCTGGAGCAGCGAGCTACACTGATGCTAGCACTTGGGATCTAATCTTCTATCACTTTATTGGCAGATTCATAGGACTTACACGACCAAGAATGTGTACTACCTATGTGTCTTGGTTATTTGGATTGCCTGAGGTATGGCACCCAGCAGATTTATACAGATACATGCTAAGGAAAAACAATGATCACACTACTGATTGCTGGACAAGCAAGAGTCGGTAAGACAACGACAGCAAGCATAATCAACTCGCTTGCAAAGAAGCGTGACTTTAACCCAGTCATTCTTCCATTTGCAGCTGCCATTAAGGAACAGGCAGAACAACAAGGACTGACAAAAGACAAGAACCCAGACGAGTATCGGGCGTTTTGTCAGTCTCTTGGTGAGGGAAAGAGAAAAGAAAACCCAGACTACTGGGTAGAACGATTCAAGGAGAAGTGGCTTGAGTATGACGCAGCCGATAGGAAAGCATCTCAGTGCTTTGATAAACTGTGGAAAGAGACGGTCATTATTGTTGATGACTGTCGTTATCTTAACGAGCTTAACTTTGGGAAAACAATCGGTGCAAAGTCATTGTTCATTTCCCACGGCAATCGGGAGCTTGTCGATGCCAACGCATCGTGGAGAAACCACGAATCGGAACACATGGCAAACGAATACGAAAGTGGAAACAAGGATTATCTGGACATCTTCGACTTCGTTATACACAACAACAAGACGCTGACAAAGCTATCATCAAAGATAGAAAATAGAATCGACTACTTGCTGGACATCAACCCCAAAACCTATTGCGATAGATGTCAGTGTGACCCATGCAAGTACTTCTTTTCTGATACTGGCCCAGACATTGCTGATCTATTCGAGGACTGATGGATTTACTACCAGATATTGCAATACTTGATGGAGACATTCTTGCCTATAGAGCAGCCTTTTGGGCTGACATGGAAGGGCATGAATGGCTGGAAGAAAGACTGATGGATGACATCGCTAGGTGGAATCCTAGAGATAAGCCACCAATCATCGCTCTGTCCTGCCGAAGAGAAGATAACTTTAGGCGACGATACCTTCCTGAATACAAGGAACACCGAGCGGGAGCACCTAGGCCAGACTGCCTAGGACAGGCCGTAGAGTTCCTGTTGGAGCTTGGGGCTGTGACCAAGCCACACCTAGAAGCTGATGACATCATCGGACAGTACAAATCATCCTTGCGGGCAATCTGCGTAACCATCGACAAGGATCTAGGTCAGGTTCCTGGATATAGCTGGGTACCCCCAACAGATACCAAACCAGCAGCAGAAGAAATTAGTTATACAGACATTGCAACTGCCGATAGATTCTTTTATCGACAGTGGATTACAGGAGATAGCACAGATAACATTGGAGGGTTGTGGAAGATGGGTCCAAAGAAGGCAGATGCCCTGCTGGATTCGACACACCCAAAGAACCATGCCGCCTTGGTTTTGTCGCTGTACGAGAAACGCAAAGATCGCACAGGTTCTGCGTACTGCATCGAAGATGCGGTGAAAATGGCCAAAGCGGTCAGGATCCTGCGGGACGGCGAGGGGATCGATTGGGATCCCCTGTCCCTGCTGGACGACAACTCACAGTCGTATTGAGAAGAAGCAAGCTATGGAAAACACATACAACACAAACAACTATCATTTTGATAACATTGTAACTCAAGAAACAAACAGCTTTAAGTGGATAGACCCAGCAACCATCTTCGTTAAGACTGGTAAGCATGGTATCCCTAAGAAAGCTACCAAGGGATCAGCTGGCTATGACCTAAGAGCTGACCTAGATCAACCCACAATCATCAGACCACAAGAGACATTCCTAGTTAACACGGGTTTGTCCATGGCAATGCCAGAGTTTATCTCTGCGTTTATCTTGCCACGGTCTGGACTCGCACTCAAGCATGGAATTACAATCCCAAACGCTCCAGGTCTTATTGACTCGGACTATCGTGGTGATGTTTGCGTTATCCTTAAGAACGATGGTGATCAACCATTTAGGATAAACGATGGTGACAGAATTGCACAGCTGGTATTCGTTAACCTACTGTCACCCCCGCTTGTCTTCTCCCCAGAACTGTCACAAACAGATAGAGGTTCTGGTGGATTTGGATCTACAAATACAGGATAACTTATGAACACATTTGAAAACTTCATTGCACTAAGTCGATACTCAAGATGGATTGAATCTTGGGGTCGTAGAGAAACATGGGAAGAGACTGTTGACCGCTGGTGGGACTATATGACCCACAAGGAACCAGCTCTTCTCGAAAGACCAGACATCAAACTCTCGGTCTTGAACCGAGAGGTATTCCCCTCCATGCGCGCCCTCATGACAGCTGGGCCAGCGTTGGACAGGGATCATACCGCAATGTACAACTGCAGCTACCTTGAGATTGACTCAATCACATCATTCAAGGAACTCATGTACATCCTAATGTGTGGAACTGGTGTTGGATACACGGTTGAGAACCGATGCATCTCACAACTACCAGACCTACCTAAGAAACTAAAGAAACAGAACAAGATACTGAAAGCCTTGGGCATTAACACACATCCAACCATCGTGGTCGAGGACTCAAGAGAGGGTTGGTGTGATTCATTAGACGAACTAATGCGCTATCTATATGCTGGCATCATCCCTGTTTGGGATGTCAGCAAGGTAAGACCAGCAGGAGCTAGACTCAAGACCTTTGGTGGTCGGGCTTCTGGTCCTGAACCATTGGTCAAGACCTTTCAGTTTGTCGTACAGGTGTTTAAGAACGCCATCAAGAACAACAAACAAAAGCTACAGGACATCGACTGTCACGACATCTGCTGCATGATTGCTCAGTCTGTCATTGTCGGCGGTGTCCGTAGATCAGCCATGATCTCCCTTAGCGATCTGTCATCCTATGAGATGGCAAAAGCTAAGTCTGGATCTTGGTGGAAGGACAACTCGCACAGAGCTTTGGCAAACAACTCGGCTGTATATGACGGCAAGCCAAGCCTAGGTCTATTCCTAGACGAGTGGTCGTCCCTATTCCAGTCCTACAGTGGAGAGCGTGGCATCATGAACCGAAAGGCAATGAATGATGTCTGCGCTAGAGTTGGTCGCTATGTACCAGAGAATACATTCCTTGGTACAAACCCATGCTCTGAGATCATCCTCAGACCAAACCAGTTCTGCAACCTATCAACCATCGTGATCAAAGAGGGCGACAGCCCAATCGACATCTCACGAAAGATCGAAAAGGCAGCGATCCTTGGTACCATCCAGTCCAAGTTCACTCACTTCCCCTATCTTCGGAAGAGCTGGAAGGACAACAGCGAGGAAGAGCGTCTGCTTGGTGTGTCCATGACGGGCATCTTTGACAATGCCTTCATGTCTGGCAGAACATCTCCGATGGATCTAATCAAGTTCCTGCAGGAGATCAAGCAACTAGCTAGAGATACCAACCTTGAGTGGTCTGCAAAGATCGGCGTAACACCATCAACCGCTATCACCTGTGTCAAGCCAGAGGGAACCACCTCATGCTTGGCTGGATGCAGCAGTGGTCTACACCCACATCAATATCCCTACTATATTCGTCGGGTACGGCTGGATAAGAAGGATCCCCTATACAACCTTATGGTTGATCAGGGTGTTTCTTGTGAGGATTGCATAACTAATCCTCAGTCAACAGCGGTATTCTCATTTGCTATGGCTGCTCCAGAGGGAGCAAAGACACTGCATGAGCTGGATGCAGAGACGCATCTGATCTTGTGGAGAATCTATGCCGACTACTGGTGCGAGCACAAGCCATCGGTAACAATCAACTATACAAACGAAGAATTCATTCGTCTTGGTGCCACGGTATATGAGCACTTCGACAGCATTTCTGGGGTGTCTTTCCTTCCGAAAGACGACAGTGTATATCAACAGGCTCCATTCGAGCAGATTACCAAGGAACAATACCTTGAGTTTCCAAAGGTCGTAGTAGACTTTAGCTTGTTGAGAAACTACGAAAGAGAAGATACCACAAACGCAAGTCACGGAATGGCTTGCACAGCAGGAGGTTGTCAAATCATATGAACACCAATAACCCAATTGAACCAGCACTACAGGTAAAGCTTGATAACGGACTTCCACTGACACCAGCGGAGTTTGGTCGTCTTGCAAGACAGCTTGCAGTCTATACTCAGAAGATTGAAAAGGAACTACATGAACTCAAAGTTTCCATATCTAGACCCAGATTGGATCCCGATAATGAAGGGCTGGGTTCAACATCCAAATTACGATCCAAACCAAACCAGTGAACAACTGGCAAGAGAGCTAGCTTATCTAGCTGGCAAGCTTGATCTGGTTGGAAAGCTAGAATCAGTAATAAGACTTCAGGAGAAGACAAATGGAAAACAATAAGTTGTTTGCTGAAGCAGCAAGACTTAGGGAATCTACATTTACTTCTGAAGACATCGGAAACCTAGCAAAGTTCTACAAAAACACAGCTGAAAGCTATAGAACAAAACAGGTTCTTGGCTTTAAGAGACAGCAAGAGCTAAGAGAAGAGTGGGAAAAAAGATTTACAGCAGCTGAACAAGCTTTTTTCTCAAACAAAAACAAGAAATTTCTTCCAAGATTTGTAGATCCTGTGACGAATCAGACTATGTTGATATCTTCTTTGATAGATGAAAGCGGAAAAAGAAGAACATACTCGGATATTCTGTCCAGAGATACAAGCAAGGGTGGGAATGTGTTTATGCTGGGCAAGGCGGCTCAGGAAACCATGACTACAGACTTAAATCTAGAAGACTGGGAAAGAACGGCTTCTACTTACGAAACAAACTTTCAAGAGGAAGTTAGATTGGTAGAAGAACGAAACAAGGCCGCTAGGGAAAAATTCATTCGTGAAAAGAATGAAAAGCTAAACGCAATGCAACAGCAATCCTCGGCGTATAACAAGCCAACATACACAGAAAAACCAATCTAGGAAAAACACATGGGCGCACCATCTATATCTGGTGGAATGACAGCCGACGAACAGCGTAAGCTGTTAGCCGAGGAGCGTCAGTTTCAGCAGGAACAAGAAGACAAAAGAAGAGCAATGGCTCTTGAAGAAGAAGACAGACGAAAGAAAGAAGCGGAAGCAGAGCGGCAAAGAATCGCCGCTGAAGAAGCGGCTAGAATTGCTGCTGTGGATGAATCAGAAAAGGCGGTAATGGAAGAGGAAGAGGAACAGAGGGAAAAGAAACCAAAGTCATCTATGTCAAAGGTTTCATTCTACGAAGCACTTGGTAAGGGCGTAGCATCTCAATCGGAGAAGCCGCTATGAACTTAAGAGAACGCTTTAGGATTCTGGATTCTCATAGAACATCTAAACTAGACAGATCCCGCCAGTGTTCTCAGCTCACCATTCCGACAATCCTGCCACCAGAGTCGTGGGAGGAGGGAAGATCCCTCCCACAACCATACTCAAGTGTCGCAAGCAGGGGAGTTACATCGCTAGCTTCTAGAATTCTATCCGCTCTTATACCACTGAACGATACGCCATTCTTCAAGTTTATGCTAAAGGATGGCTCCGAGTCACCGCACGAAGTTAACTCCTATCTAGAAAGCACGGCCAATCAGGTATACAAGAAGCTGATATCAACCAACCTACGAGAGTCAACCTTTCAGGCACTCCAGCACCTCATAGTGACTGGTGATGTGCTGATGATGATGGACGACAGGTATTTCTTCACCAACTACAGACTAGATCAGTATGTGGTGCAGAGAGACATAATGGGAGAAGTCATCGAGGTAATCCACCTTGAATACGAACCGATAGATCCAGACGACATACGGTACGATCAATCATCTATAGAGTACCGTCAGGGATTTGAAACCTATTACTGTCAGTATCTCAAGACTGAGGAAGGTAGTTGGTATTTTAGAAAGGAAGATGACAAGGGAGAACTAGAGGAAGATGGCAAATATGTTGTTCCTCCTTTTGCTGTTCTTCGTTGGTTCTCAATTCCTGGAGAAAACTACGGCAGGTCACACTGCGAAGACATCATGGGGGATCTGATCTCTCTTGAGTCATATACCAAGTCTCAGATAGAAGGGCTTGCTGCTGCTTCGGCGTTTTGGATTGGAATAGATCCAAACGGCATAACCGAAGTAGACGACATTGCAACGATGCGTAATGGATCTTTTGTGTCAGCAAGACAGGCTGATGTCTTCACCATTTCTCCTGCAGCAACAATGTCACCGCAGATTTCTGCGGCAGCCAATGCGGTTGAGACAATGCGTAGAGAGATTGGTCAAGCATTCCTGATGACTGGTCAGGCTATACCAAGCGGAGATCGCGTAACAGCGACCGCAGTTAGGATGATCGGATCTGAACTTGAGACTGTTCTTGGCGGTGCATTCAGCGCAATAGCAAGAACAATGATGGAACCCATAGTAATGCGGTGCATTGTTCAGATGTTGCAAGAGGAGCTGTTGGAACAAGATCTTGAAGACCAGTTCTTCCACGAAGACGGCACACTAAGTGTGCATGTCTTGACTGGTCTACAGGCATTGAGCAGAGATTCAGATCTACAGAAGCTAATGCAACTTGGTGAGATGGTAAGAAACCTACCACCAGAGGCCATAGCTACATTCAGGTGGGATGCTTATGCTTCAGAATTGATTACATCTCTTGGGTTTGACTCAAGAAAGTGGGTCAAGTCTGAAGAGGAGGTTGCGGAAATGCAAGCAATGCAACAGATGCAGTCTATGCAAAACGCAACCGCACAGACTACGGCTGGAGCTGTTGGATCCTCTATGGCACAGGCAGCTGGCTCAGCGGCCCAGACAGCCCTTCAGTCACCAGAAGCCCAACAGGCCGTCAGTAACGCTCTTGGGGGAATTCTATGACCTATAGAGCAGCTGGAGCAAGCAATCCAAATGTAAAGTATATTCGATCAGTCGAATACCTAGTGACAGCAACGGATGTATTGGCCATTGTAAACCAACATCAGCTGCTCGGAAGATACCCAACAATAGAGGCTGCGGAACTTGCAGTAGAGGGATGTCTTATTAGACACGGTGTAAAGAATGTTTATGACGCGTTGTTTAGAATTCCAACGGTAATCATAAACTCTGGTGGAGATTTCACATCTACACTAAACTATGCAAACTTTACAACAACAAGAAACTCTGTCGGTGGTGGCATGAGTTGTAATGGAAGCCCATTGCAGATAAATGACATCACAAGACCCATAGTTCTTACCTTTTCAAACAGCAACCCAAACATCAAGTGCTATATTAAAAGCGGAACAACAGCCATACCCGCCAATGCTTCTATAGATCCAGAGCTGGATGGCTATGTAGAAATAGGAAGCAACAGCAATCTTGTAATAAATCCAAACGATTCTACAAGACTGAAGGCAAGGTGGGTTAGTAGTCTTACTGGAAGTCCAACAATACTTGGTACAACCAACCTAACTATAACAAACAAACAAGACAACTTTAGTAAGGTTGTCGTAATTACAGCAGATGAAGTATAATGGAAAACAACACAGAACCAACGACTCAACCACAGGTTGAACAATCAGCGGTTGCACAAGATCCTGTCATTGCCAATGAGGCAAAGGCTTTCGAGACTTATGTAAACGCAAACAATGTACAAGTCCCAGCAAACTTCAAGTCAGCTGGTGACTGGTTTAACGCGCTCAAGTCAGCTCAAAGCGAGTATACCAAGGCACGACAAGAGATCTCAGAACTAAAAAAGCAGATTCCTGCTCAGGAAACCAAAGCTCAGGAGCAACCCGTGGAACCAGTTCCACAGATTCCAGAGGAACTTCGGATTCCAGATAAGAAGCAGGAGCAACCTGTACAGGCAGCACAGAATCTATTGACACAGGAAGAATGGACAAAGTATGCGACCGAGTTTACCGTTAACGGGGATCTGACACCAGAATCCCGTGACGCAATCAAGGCCAAACTTAATGTTCCAGACTTTGTGATCGATGATTTCATGCAGGGACAGAAGGCCCGCCTACAGCAAGCATACGGAGAAGCAGCCAACCGAGTTGGTGGCAAGGATACGCTAGCCAAGGTCTTTGACTGGGCTAGCAAGAACTTGTCCAAAGAGGAACAGGCTACGATCAATGCATCGCTTGCAACACCTTCGTGGGAAGTTACCTTATTGGGTCTTAAGAGCAAGTACGACACTGCTCAATCCAGCAAGGTAACAGCAAATGAACCAGCTAGGGCTGGTACAAAGGTTGGAGTTTCCGCCACAAACGCGGCAATCAACAACCTACCGTACTCAAGCAAGGCTGAGTTCTACACAGAGAGATCGGATCCACGATTCAAGTCCGATCCAAAATTTAGACAGACCGTAGAACTACGGATGTCACGAACAAACTTTAACGAATTACGATAAGGAATAAAACATGCCCGATAACATTTTGGCAGAAAATCTCCCATATAGAACAGATGTAGCTGCTGGCCTTTCTGGCCCAATCGCAGGTGCAAACAAGCTTTGGCTAAGCATTTGGAGTGGTGAAACCATCCATGCTTACGACGAGTACAACATGTTTGAGTCTCTCGTTGACTCAAAGACCATCTCAAGTGGCGTTGCAATGGAGTTCCCAATCACGGGTACCGTTGCGTTGAACGCTGCTTGGAATGCTGGTGTTGAGCTTGTTGGTTCAACTACCGACAGCGCATCACAGACCATTGCAGTCAAACTTGACAAGCGTCCAATCGCTGCTCACTTTGAGATTGACAATGTTGACCTCATGCAGACCCAATGGGAGTTCCGTTCGGAGCTTGCCCGTCAGGCTGGTATGACTCTCAGCAATGCCCGCGATAAGCAGATCGCTGCCTATGTCGCCCGCGCCGCTGTTGAAGACCTTGTATGGTCTGGTACCCCTGCTGGTGGTTCTGTAAGCTCAACTATTGATCCTAGAAACATTCCTTCTGGTCCTGTGTTCATCACAACCACCTTCAAGGATCTTGGCGCACAGATCAATACTGCAGCAACTCAGGCAGCACGGGCTGCAGCAGCTCTTGATGCACTCAAGGCTTGCGAAGATTTCGTTGTCTATCTGCAGACAATCAATGCACCAACAGATGGTGTATATCTTGCAGTAACCCCACGCGCATTCCAAGACATTCGTGCTCTTGGAGTTGCTCGCGCTGATACTACTACACTAACTAACAACATTACCATTCCTGCAAATATGCAGCCTATGTTTGGTGGCGTTGCCGCCGCTGGTGGTCTTGGCGCTGCGTTGACTCAGGGTATGAACAACCTAACCGACTCACTTGAGTACATGGGTGTTCGTATCATCAAGAGCAACCACCTCCCCGTCTCCAACTTCTCTGGTATTGGCGAAGCCCGCTATAACCTAAACTTTGGTGATGCTGGTATTGTCGGTCTTCTCTTCCAGAAGGGCGCAGTCGCTGCTCTCAAGCTTCAGGGTCTAAAGGTTGATACTGTTGACGACATTCGTCGCAACACAACCTTTACCGTTGCAAGCATGATGGCTGGTACTGGCGTTCTTCGTCCAGAGTGCGCTGCTGTTCTTATTGGTCAGACTACAGCAAATACCGATGCAGATGCAACATGGACGCAGGGTGCTGGTAAGTTGTTTACCAACGCTAACGCAATCTTTACTCAGGTTGACGCGGCTAATGTTGGTGGCGCAGAAGCAGCCAGCGCAAGAAACGAGCTTAGAGTTCTCCTTGGCGCTAACTTCCTCCGTGAAGTTGTACCAACAGCCTCTGGCGCATTCCCATATGCCTAATTGATTTAGGTTTGGGAACTGTGATTCTTTTGTGTTAGTTTAACAAGAAAGGGTTACGGTGATCAAAATCTCCTTCACATGCCCCAGCGTGTGATTGTACTAGCCCATTCCCCCTTAAGTGGGGGAGTGGGTTTTTCATTATCCCCAAACAGAAAGGAAATCATCTATGGGATATTTATCAAAACTAGATGCGGTTAACATGATGATGCTGTCTGCGGGGGAAAGCTTGGTAGCTGACCTTCAAGAAGCATCAGGCATTGATACAGGTATTGCAGAGTTCCTGTTGGATCAGATGTCAATGGAACATCAGACCAGAGGAATCGCAGAAAACAAATTCATTAAGAAGCTACAGCCAGATGTCAATGGTAAGATTCTATTGGGATATCCCAATATGGACTATCTTGGTATCCTTGAGGCATCTCTTGTCTCCAACCACTATACGGATGAACGCCAGCTAATCGTGGCCCGAGTCTCTCAGGATGAACCACCCCGATTGTACAACATGACGGAAGACAAGGACATCTGGACTCAGGAAGATTACTATGTGTCGATCATTGCACTGCTACGGTGGGAACAACTAGATACGGCTACACAGAGAGCCGTACTAAACGGAGCAATGCGTAGATATCAGATGCTTGTACAGGGCGACAGGACAATAGATTCCGTACTGGCTCAGGATGAACAGATCTCCCGTATCAAGGCGAGAGCAAACGATGTCTCCGACAAGAGACGAAACATACTAAACGACAAAAACGCAGTCAACAGACTGCCTTACTACTATGGGTCTAACAGATTCTGGAAAGGATTCTGATGGCTGAAAAGCAAATCATTCCTATTCTTACCCTAAGTGGTGGGGTAAGCAGACAACCAGCAAGCAAGAGAACCCCGTTTCAAGCGGAGAATCTAGACAACTGTCTGGTATCTTTGGAAAGATCGGTTGAAAAAAGACCAGGCTTTTCCGTGCTTAGTGGGGTTGGTACATACGATCTTTCATTTCTACCTACAACAGTAAATCCACACTTCACTTGGTATCAACTCGATAGAGACAATAGATACCTAATAATCGTAGATAGAAACGCAACCCAACCGACATCTACTTTGTTCTATGTAATGAAGATAACAGAGAATGGCTGGACAAACCAGACACCACAATCTCAGTGGGATCCAGACGATGCAGTACTTGTTTGGGATGGTGTTGCAACCATAACAAACACAGACATACGATATCCAATCTATGAATTATCTCTGACAATTTCCACTGGAACTTCATTGCAGAAGTACAACACGGTTCTAAACAACGGTGTTGTGAACAAGGATACCAGAGCATATATAACATATGGAGAAGGAAAGCCAAAGGAAGTCCTTAAGGCTCTTCAATTTGGAACAAACATAGTATATCTGAATACAAAGGTATACGCTGGCTTTACTTCAGGAACCAGTGGAAAGATTGTCGGATTGGATGGACAGGAAACTCAAGATACAGACCTCATTGGAAACAAGGTAACATACTACTCATCTGTCAAAGTAAAAAAGACAACCGATGGTAGGTTGTATCCAAACCTCCATACGCTAAGGGATGGTGAATCTTGGGATGTTGGTTTTCCAGAACAGTTTATTCCAGTTGAAGACTATGTCTATGGCGATTTTGAGAAGCCTTGGCTTGGTCAGTCGGTTGAAAACTTTGGAGAACTCAGGTTTCCACCAGACAACAACGACTGGATTGCTTTGAATGAAAGATTGGCTAGCTTGCCAATTACTGCCGACACATCGGCAAGAGACATGCTCAAGCTGCTATACGATGCGGATACCCCATACTATAATCCAACAGCATCTCCGACACCAATTCCAGATGGACGAGGAAAGATCTATTACTGTGATGCCCCGTATCTTTCATTAGATGCTGGGTACTATAGAATAGTTTCGTTTCCAGCTGATCAGGTTGAGGCTGGAGTTACTGGAAAAGGAAAGCCATACACTCAGAAGGTCAGAACACCTGACTATTGCTCTGTGATTGACAAGAAGAGAATGCCGCACAAGCTTAGCTTTTTGAACAATACATTCAAGTTTGAGCCTGTGAGTTGGACTCCAAGAACGGTTGGCGATAGGGTTACAAACCCAGGCCCATCACCCTTCTTGACACCAGAGGGAGAGGCAAGACATGTTCAGCTGACGGCTATCAGCAACTTCAGAGACAGGTTATTTTTTGCCTCTGGAGATATTGTCTTCTCATCCCAGATGGGAATACTTGAGGATCTTTGGATAAAGGATCCCAGCAATGTGACCGTATCTGATCCAATAGATGTTCGAGCATCCAGCAACAGCTATGCTGAAATAACGGCAATGGTTCCGTTCAATCAGTATCTGTTCATCAATACAAAGGGTGGCGTTCAGTTTGAACTTAAGGGTGACAGCAACCTTATCTCTCCACTAACGGCAGAGATAAGCAGCACCACCTTTTACTCGACAGCAGATTTGGTTGATCCACTTACCCTAGGTAGTCAGATCTATTTCTTGGATAAGGAAAGATTATACATCTATCTAAACCAAGATAGCAGAGAATTCAACACGGCCATTGAGCTGTCCAATACTGTTCGTGGCTATTTGCCAAGGAACTATCAGGATGTGACAACGGCTGTTGCACAGAACTACATACTGGCTGTGGATGAAGACAGCAAGAATACCATCTATGTCTATTGCAATAGGTTTGATGGTGGAGAACTAATTCAGTCTGCATTCTGGAGATACAAGTTATCGGATGACGATTCCGTTTTCAGCATAAAGGTATGGGACAATTACCTATATGGGCTGGTCAAAAGAAACTCAGCGTGGTATTTGATGTCCTCTCTGCTAGAGCAGGAGGAACCAGAGATACCAAGACTTGATTCAAGAACCCTGTTTACTCTGAACTCAGGCAACACCGCGTGTTCTGGTATAACATCCACAATAACAATTCCATACATTCTTCCAGACACCGATGAAACATTTGTTGTTTTGTCTAGTGATTTTGAGGACATTGATGGATCTGTGTTTAGGGTTGTTGATTCCGTTAGGTTTGGAAACACAACATCGTTGACAATCAGCGGAATAAACCTGAATAACCACCTATTCAAGCGTGTCTATATCGGTTCTTCCTATGCAATGAATGTCGAGCTTTCTCCTATCTATCTAAGAGGAGAAGGAAACAACATCATTGAGGGAACCGTAAACCTAAAGACACTTACGATTAGACACCACAAGACTGGAAACTATAGGGTAGAGGTAACAAGAAGAGGAAGATCCAATAAACTGGTTTCTGAGTTTTCTGCCTCTAATCTAGAAACAAACCCAATCATAACTGTTGATGGAACATTTACAGCAAAGATATTTGGGTTTGCAGACGAAACCAAAGTTGAGATAATCAACGACTCGGTTACACCCTGCAACATCACACAGCTTGAATTCAAGACTGTGTTCAACAAGAACAACTCATCATTGAGATAAACATGGCAACAAACCTAAGTAAAGTAACGGTAGCGGTAGATAGGCAATACACCCTACCAACTACCCCAATATCGTATGCCCCGATATCCTTGGTAGATGGTATTCCACACAAGGAACAAATTGTTGTCCTTAGAAAAGACATACATGACTTAATGGGCAATCCAGAATTTACTCTAAGAGAGTTTAGAGATGTTGGTGTTGTTTCTCCTTCTTTGTTTACCTTTAACGAACAAACAAGAGAAATCACAGCGGCTCAAAACATTCAAAACTATTTGTTTGTTTACGATAACGGAACCACCATCTCAAATGTTGCGTGGTCACCAAATGAAAACCTACTGATCTTGCGTAAGTCAATGCTTGCAGAAGCGTTGGTTACTTGGGTCACTGGTTCTAGAATCACCGCAGATCAACTAAACCTAAACACATCTCAACTATTAGCACTATTGCAAGAGTTGTACTACGGCATCTACAACACCATCAATAGAAACGATTGGGATGCTGTGGTTAATCCCATGTCAAAGGATTTTGATATGGGTTTGAACAAGATCATCAATGTCGCGTCTCCAGATAGTGCTGGAGATGTAGCGACTAAGGGATATGTTGATGGTCTTATTCTTTCTGAGCTTACGAACAAGCTGGGACAGCCAAACGGAATTGCAACGCTAGATGCCACTGGTAAACTAACCGTAACACAAAGCCCAGCTCCTTTGGGTACACTTCCTGGTTCGTTCTTCTCATCACCAGCTGCACCAACCAGATCAACGGGTGGCAATGGCCTGTTTAAGTGGGGTTCACTGTGGTACAATACCACGAACGGTAGACTATATGTCTACACACCAGACGATAGATATGGAAGCCTAGATGAAACCCATGACGGAGAGATCGGTTATTGGGTTGATGTGGCTTCTCCAGCAGTATAAGGTACAACATGCCAATCAACTTTCCTAACAGTCCGACAAACGGACAGACATACACAGATAACGGAATTACTTGGCAGTATTCATCTACCAATAATTCCTGGACAATGACAACCTTTGGAGATCCTGGGATTTCCAACGGTACCGACTATGACAACACCATAGTTACTTTGGATCACAACTCACCATCGGGTAGAAACACACCAATAGCTGCCGCTGGTCTTAAGTATGATCCAACGGTTAGAACCCTTAGCCTGACAATGACTAGCGGTCAAACTGCAAATGCCGTTGAGCTAAAGAACAATGTCGGAACAACCCTGAATGCATTCAATGCAAGGGGTATTTTAGATAAGGCTGGAAGAATCTACTATGGTTCTACGGAACCAACTGTAAACGCTTCAGATACTGGACAACTTTGGTGCAACACGGCATCGAACTATGCCTTGAATGTGTGGGATGGTACGGCATGGTTGACAGTCAATCAGGCTGTCGGTGCCGTCACAACTGACACAAACCAGATAATCACTGGAACAAAGACATTCAATCCAACCACTGGAAACGGATTAGAACTAGCTGGTTCTACTTCCTGCATTGCTGGCAGCGGAGCAAACAAGGACATAGTCCTTAAACCAACAAACGCAACCACGGCTGTTGAGGTGTTGAGATTAAACCCAACAAATGCTTTGTTTGCAAGCGGTGTAAACCTAGACTTCCATGCGCTTGGATCACACGCTCTTGCTGTTGTGTGTACGCTTGGTACTACTCAGACAATAGCAGCACTGAAGACATTCTCCGCAAATATCCAGATGAGTGGTGCTGATAACAAGATTTTTGCAAACGATTCTACCACTGGAAACATCGGAAACGAAGACATTGGTATGTATGCCAATCTTTCAACTCTTTCAAGATACATCAAAATTGATGGAAACTTTAAGGATGGCGTATCAAACGGCATTACAATAAATGCAAAGAACTCAGATGGAGCTGGTAAGCTTACGGTATTGGGCGATCAAAATGTCCAAGGAAGCCTAAGCATAACTGGAAACCTGTCTGCAACTGGCGGAATATTCGCACAATCGACTGTATATCTATCGGTTGCTGGTGGTCTTGGTGGCGCAGGAAACCAGTCATACCCACTGGTTGCAAACCAATACTCATTTGGCCCATTGATTGCATATGTCAGCGGAACAACCATCTTTGTGCAGAACACAAAGCCATATCCTGTTAAGTTCTTCTACAAGAGAGAACAGGGAAGCGTGTTTGCGATTCAGTTGTGTACGCTTGGTGGTAGTTCAAGTGCTTCTTTGGCACTTACTGGAAACACACAGCCACCAACGCCAATCACAATCGGTGGTTCTAGCGGAAGCATTGATACATCTGGATCCGCGATACCATGTATTGTAACCTTGACTTTGGTGAACTAATGGAAGTAACAACATCACCGCTTACAATAGAGCAGTTGTTGCTTGTCATCAGTGTTCTCTTTATCCCAGCAGCTGGCTGTGTATACTGGATTGCCAGTAAGATATCAAGCCTAGAGTCTGAGATAAAGTCAAGCAAGGACATAAAGACAGTCGAGCACAACGCTGTTCTAACAAGAGTAGAACAATTGGAGAAACATGTACATGAGATACGAAATGTTCTACAGACACTCACACTTGCAATGGTACGCAGCGGCATCAATGTTGATAAAAACGATCACCATTAGCTTGTTGCTTATGATGATGTCTTGCTCTGCCGTTGGCAAGATACAGAACAATGCAAATGAAATACGGACACTGGCAGAGGAATCAAAGCAGGAGTTTGTAAAGATCAATGAAGCAGCCTCAGCAGATACCCCAAGAATCGCGGAAATCAAGGAAAGATCCAATCAAGGGATTTCTAAACAGACCGAGATTATTGAGAAAACCCAAGTTGTCATCTCGGCGACTTCGGGGGTAAAGGATGTTGTCCCGTGGTGGGCAACGATGCTTGAGATTTTGGTTGTGGGTCTTTGCATACTTGGTTGCTTATTCTTGCTATGGTATTCTGGAGTAGGTCTATTGGTTAGAAAGCTTGTTGGTTTTATTCCATCAGCCAAGATAGAGGACGCTAAGTTGCTGTCTGAAGCTATGGATGAGAACAACAAGACAACACTCAGGGAAGCTGTTGCCGCAATGCGAGCAAGAGATCCTGAACTAAACAAGGCGTTTGAAAAGAAAAAGAAGAATGCCAAACTATAAACGAACAATAGATAGAACACCCATCGAAAGAACAGAAGGAATCATTCGACTGTTCATAAATCAAGATGGTGATCTTGTTGCCGAATATGGTTCTGGACTAATTCAAACCTTAGACCTCAATGCTGTACCTACACAGACAATTCTAGACGGAGAGTTTGCACCTCAGACCCAGGTAAACGACTGGGATGGTGGCAATGCTGCATCCGTTAACACCAATGATATAAACGGTGGGGAAGCATAATGGCTAATGACATTATCAGGATAAGACGAGACAACGAAACAAACTGGAACGCAGAAGATCCAACTCTTGGTCTTGGCGAAATCGGTTACAACACAACGAATAAGAAACTAAAGGTTGGAGACGGAACAACTCCGTGGACAACACTGTCATATGTCACTGCTGGAATCACCGATGGATCATACGGTGATATTGTTGTATCAAGCGGTGGATCTACTTGGTCGCTAAGCACAGCCTTGATGAGTACCATCAACGGTAAGCTAAACAGTGGACCAATTGATTGCGGAACACCAGCATCCGTAACTCAGGTAATCAAGATAAGAAGAGGAACAAGCTGGACTGGCGTTGTTCTAAACGCTGGTGAAATAGGGTATGATACAGCCCTGAATGAGATTAGAATAGGAGATGGAGCGACTGTTTGGAGCGGACTGAATCCAATCGGTCTTCCAAAGATCAGCACATTTGATCTAGACGATCTAGGAGATGTTGTGATAACCACACCATCGACTGGTGACATCCTTACATGGAATGGAACTGGATGGGAAAATACAACACCAGCTCCTGGTCCTGTGAATCTTGAGGATCTAGCAAATGTTGCCATTTCAACCCCAATTAATACCCAGATTCTTCAATACAATGGTACAAACTGGGAAAACAAAGGACTGTCGCTTACACCAACTGGAACAGCTGGTGGAGATCTAAGTGGAACATATCCAAACCCAGTGTTAAAAACTGGAACAGTTACGCTAAATAAGCTGGAAACAAGAAACAGGGAAACACTTCTTGGTGTTGGAACTGGAATTGGAACAACAGCTCCAGTAGCGGAGATCACGCTTGGTTCTGGTTTAAGCCTATCTGGTAATGTCTTATCATCAACTGGTGGTATTTCAGATGGTGATAAGGGCGACATCACTGTGACTGGTTCTGGTGCAACATGGACAATCGATTCTGGTGTTGTTGGAACAAGTAAGCTTGGTGGCGATATTACAACAGCTGGTAAGGCGTTGCTAGACGATGCCGATGCTGCTGCACAGCGTACCACTCTTGGTTTAGGATCCATCTCAACCCAAAACTCCAACAGTATTGCAGTTACTGGTGGAACGCTAAGTGGAGTAACAGTCACCACTGGAACCTATTCATCCCCAGCTAATGAAGCTTTGTTGATTCCAGTTAGAAAATCTACAACTGGAACAATTTCAAAGGGTAGACCAGTCTATATTGTCGGAGCTGTTGGAGACAACCTAACCGTAGAACTGGCTCAGGCAAACACTGAAGCAACATCCGCATATACAATAGGAATTGCTGCAACAGATATCACAACAACCAGTGGTTTCATAATGCAAGCAGGAAGACTTGTTGATGTAGATAATCTACCAACAAGCACATTTTCCAATGGAGATGCTATCTACTTATCGGAATCAACAGCTGGTGGGTTGCGAAAGACAATACCAACCCAGCCAAACCACGGTGTATTCCTTGGTTTTGTTGTCAAGGCAAACAACGGTTCTGCGGGTATTATGGATGTCCGCATTCAGAACTATCAGGAGATGGATGAACTATCCGATGTCTTGATAGCCTCAAAGGCAGAAAAGGATGTTCTATCCTATGATGCAACCGCTGGTGTCTGGAAGAACAGAACACTGAGCGGTGCTGGAATAGCTGCGGCTGTTCATACACACGCAATCTCTGACATAACAAACCTACAGACAGCACTCGACAACAAAGTAGATGACTCACAGTTTACTGCTTTTGGTTTGGATCTTGTTGACTCTGTTGATGCAGCGGCGGCAAGAACAACCCTTGGACTAGGAACAACAGATACTCCACAGTTTGCTGGCATTACGCTGTCTAATGGCGAATTTATCACAAACTCAGTAGACGGACAGTTGAGACTTGGAACAAACGGTACAAGCTCCTCTCATTTTGCTCTTACAATTGATGGTGTAACTTGGGGATCTGGCGTTCAACTAGGCACCAGACGAAACTCTGATGGAGCAACCACAGAAGCAATCTGGTTTACCGCACCGCTGCTAACTGGAAACGGTGTGACACTGTCGCTTGGAACAAGCCAGTGGTATACAATCTCACAACAGCAGTCTGGAAACCAATCCTGCGCTACAATCGGTTTGTTGAGTGGAACACAAAACACCGACAGCAGCGGAGCGTTGGTCATCTGCACCAACAATGTTAGAGGAAGTGTAAACAGAGTACCAACGACAGATCATGAAGATCCAACACTCTATGTATATTCGCGTGGAAACTCAAGTGCA